TAGGAGTGTTCCATGGAACTGTTGATTCCCTGCTGAGTGCTATCGTGCTCACTCGCCGCTGATTGTAGAAAGTATGTGGGCAAACGTATCACCAAAATATGCATACAATACTTTTCATACACACCCTAATGCATTATGGAGTGGTGTGTATTATGTGCAGTGTCCTGAAAATTGTGGAAGAATAAAGTTTCACAATATGCCTGATCAGCATCATAAACCCATATATGATGATAACGAATTACAACACCCTCATCAATGGAGTTCTGTATTCTATGAGCCTATTGAAGGAAGATTAATTTTATTTCCTAGTAATAGAGGACATGAAGTCGAACAAAATTTATCAGATACTGATCGTATTTCAATATCATTCAATTCAATACAAATGCACAAGGACACAATATAATGGCTCTAGAAGTGATGAACGTAAGTAAGTTTTCTAAAACAATAGAAGAAATAGTTGTAGAGAAAAGAATTAATTATATGGACGCTATAGTGTGGTATTGTGAAACAAATGAGATGGAAGTTGAAGTAGCGGCTAAATTACTAAATGGTGTTATCAAAACTAAGTTAGAAGCTGAAGCTATTGACTTAAATTTTCTATCAATCCCTAAATCACCTAAACTACCAATATGAACGGACTTCAAGCATATGCATCTTATCTAGCAGTACGTAATCACTTTAAATCAGATTACGACTATTTCAAATATAATGGTAAGATAAAAGTGAATGAAGATAAATTTCGCACACGTAGGGATCATTATCAATTTGAAAAGTTAGCACGTATCTACGACAAAGAAAAGTTCGTACAATATCTTGTTGCTAATTTTATTCATGATGAAGATTATATTTTAGGAATGTCGCAAGGCCGTGCGATGATGAACCATAAGAAATTACAGAAGAATATAGAGTCATTTAATTATCAATTCAAAGAAGATATACAAACACTTAGAGATTACCACTCACAGTTTGACTCTCTATTCATGACTGGAGCTGATGGTGAAGTACACCCACTAGCGTTTAAGTTATATCTAAGAGATAAACTCAATATAAATACTCTGGTAGTATTAGATAAATTGATTAACTATAGTAGTGTTTGGAGTAAACAAGAGAACACTATGCTTAACGATTTTCTTTTTATACTCAAAAAATATACTCCATTCCTTTATAGTTATGTCAGTGTAGACGAAACTAAATGTAAAAAAACTATATTGGAGGTTTTCAAATGAATCTTGAAGTAGAAAAATATGTAGGCGAACTCAAAGAGTTACGTTCAGAAGTTGAGTTTATGAAAGCACGTATTAAGAATTTAGAAACTGAGTTAGAATGGAGAACTAAATATGGGGACTATATGTCGCATCAAGCAAATATAAATGCTTCAGTGCATAATTATAGTTACAATCGCCCTAAAGATAAATTTAAATTAGGGACTTGACAAATACTACTTTGTTATGTTATATTAGATACATTATATTATGATTCGAGTGGACAAAATTAAATACACAAATATACAGGAGATACGCTAATGGCAACATCATTCGCCGCACTTAAAAAATCTCGCTCAAGTTCTTTGAGCAAGTTAGTCACCGAAACAGCAAAAATAAATGCACCATCAGAGGGTTCAAACGAAGACAATCGTTTCTGGACTCCATCTGTTGATAAAGCTGGAAATGGCTATGCAGTTATTCGATTTTTACCAGAACCAAAAGGTGAAGACTTACCTTGGGTTCGTGTGTTCTCACACGGCTTTCAAGGGCCAGCTGGAAAATGGTACATCGAAAACTCACTAACAACTTTCAATGAGAAAGATCCAGTGAGTGAATATAACTCTACATTATGGAACAATGGAACGGAAGCTGGTAAAGAACAAGCACGTAAACAAAAAAGAAGACTTTCTTACATAGCGAATATCTATGTAGTAAAAGATCCTGCAAATCCAGAAAACGAAGGGACAGTTCGACTCTACAAGTTTGGAAAGAAAATATTCGACAAACTGAATGAGAAGATGAATCCTGAATTTGAAGATGAAACTGCTACTAACCCATTTGACTTCTGGGAAGGTGCAGACTTGAAATTGAAAATTCGTAATGTTGAAGGTTATCGTAATTATGATAAATCTGAGTTTGCAGAGGTATCACCATTACTTGATGGTGATGACGCTAAACTGGAAACAGTTTACGACTCAATGTTTTCTCTTCAAGAGTTTCTTGATAGAAAGCATTTTAAAACTTACGCTGAGTTACAAGCAAAGCTTGACATGGTGTTAGGTTTAGCTGGTGCTACTGCAACTGCTCCTTCAGTAATGAGTGCTGAAGAAAATGTAGTTGAAATGCCTGTGCAAAAAGAAGCATCAGCACCGAAGATTGAATCTTCTGACAGTGATGACGAGAACTTATCATTCTTTGAGAAACTAGCAGAAGAAGATTAATCTTTCTTTTTCTCTCTGACTACACTAGGGACGCTTTCGGGCGTCCCTTTTTTTATGCCGTGAATTGCATATAACCAATTGATGTATTTTTGATGTTCTTCTTTAGACATATACTACTCCTGTAAACAAATCGTAGTATATATAATTCTAAGGATATACAGCGTCTGCGTAATAGTTTCTACTTGAGGGCTGTACTCTCTGGGCGCCACCATAATCATTTGTAGTATTCACAACACTAGTGCTATTATCAGTAGATACTACACTCATAGGAGCTGAACCACTTAATCGAGGATCTTGTTCATACAACATTTGTGCAGATATTCCTTGAGCGGCCCCATTACCAGAGGGATTTCCAGTCATAGAGCCTGATACAAAATCTTTAACATCAAAGAGTGCTTCTTTTTCTGCTAACAAGAGTTTTCTCTTTTCTTCTTCAAGTTTTTTACGTTCTTCTAATTCTTGTGCTTGCAATTTTTTAATCTGTTCATCTAATCTGTCAATCTGATTAGCACCACCAATTATTCTAGCTTCATTTCTTGTCGCAGTTCCTTCTCCCACTTTTGTTAAGTAGTCGATATATTCGCTTTCGAATTTATCTAGTTTTGCTTGCAGTACTGCTATATCTTCTTGTCTTTCTGATAGTCTTTCTTCTAGTTTCTTTCCTTTATTTTCAAGTTGTGCTTTCTTTTCTTGTATCTCTTGTAGTTCTCTTTCTTTCTTAGATACTTCATCTTCAAGTCTGAAGTCAAGTCCTAACTTCTCTGCAACAAAATTCACAATACTTGATACTATACCTGTTATAGCATCAAACATCTTTCTGAATATTTTTATTATATTCTGTCCAACTACATCAATCTCTCCGTTGAGTAGTGGTTTTATTATTTGTTCAAATGCTCCTGTCAGTATTCTACCAGGAGTTGCTACTATATCTTTGAGTACTTGCTCTATTGAAAAACTTGTTAGAAACTTTGATATGAAGTTATCTTTTCCTAGAAGATTATCTGCAACCCATACGAGTCCAGTTTTTAGTAAGTCTAACGGAGCTCCAACAAAATCACCAAGGGCCGCGGCAATGCCTTCATTCAGCTTAGTAAATAGACTTCCCTCTGTATTCATGAATGTCTTCACTCCATCAAATATAGAAAACACAAATCCAATGGGTTTTAGAATTGTTCCAAACAGTTTAGCAACTCCGCCAACTGAACCAAAGAATTGTCCTAAGTTTCTTCCTATTCCGCCAGACAAGAATTTAGTAACTCCACTCACCGCACTAGTAAAAAAACCAAATGCTTTAGATATTTGAGTGACAAAAAAGCCAACTGTTCTTGATACTTTTTCAGTTCCTGGTATCTTAGCTAGTTGATTTGTAATTAGTGTGAATGGTGATATAGCTATTTTAATAATTGATTTAAATGCTTTCACTATTCCATCAAATAATTGTTGTCTATATGTTCTTCCTTCAGCTTTAAAGCGGCCATCTACTCCTCTTGTCAGTCCACCAGTACGTGTAAACCCCAAAGCTTTCATTATCGAATTGCCTATATTAGCAATTCCTGTTCTAATGGGTTTAGTTACGTAATCAGCAAATTGATCTAAACTTACAAGTAATTCAGCTTCCCAACCTCTAAGTCCTAATGCGGCGCCTGCTAAAGCACTAATTCCTGCAATCATACTTCCTATTCCGAATATAGGAAATCCAAACTTATCTTTAAATTGTTCAGCTAATGGTTGATCTTTATCAACTGTCTTTCTTGCTTCTTCTCTTTGCTCTTCAAGTTCTTTTCCTGCTCTTAATCTATCTAACTCTAATTGATTTTTCTGCACATCAAACATTTTTTGTACAGAGTCAGCAGTCTTTCTTGTAAATGTGGCAATATCAGTTTGTAAGACTGTTTGCACAGTGTTTAGTTGTGCATTCTTTTCACTGGCCGCTGTTTCTTTTGCTTGTGCGGCTCTAGTCTTTCTGATTTCGGGAAGAGCCATTATCTATTCTCCAATATTTTTCTCATAGCATTACTTGCTGTCTTAGTGAAAAATCTTGGAGCAATACTATGAATAATTAGAGCTGGTACTAGAAGTTGTAAAGTCAAAGCAACTTTCAAAGCATAGAACATATGCTGTAAAGCAGTTTCATCTACTTCTTTTAAATGTGCTTTGCATTTCTTACTTAACATTATTTCTTCATTCCTGACTTATCGAAAGCGGCGAATCCCATGAAAGCACCTACGATACCTGCCTGTGCTAAGTA